CGGTGGTCGCCGTATCATTATCTTCGGCAGTGGAGCGTGAACTGCTAGGCTGCAGCGTGAGCAGCGCGCCAACGCTTGCCGCGATCGTTACCGGCCTTGCCGGGAGCGCGCGAACGCCACTCGGCAAGGACGGTGCGGATCTTGTCTTTTCGCTTCGGCGACATCAGAACGAAGATCGTCATGCAGAGTTCAGCCGCCCGCGTACCGCACAACGACCAGCGGTAGTACGGACTCTGATTACCCGTGGCATACGGCCCATTGATCCGGCCGCCGATTAGTTGCTGAAGTCGATCGAGGGGCTCGCGTTGCACTTGTGAGGCTTGCACGCTGATCGCTGTCCGGTTCCAGCTAAAATAGCCTTCGCCTTCGAGGAAGCCTGCGACCCAACCGATGTCACGCGAGCAGAGCACTATTTAAGCCCCGCGATTTGGACGACTTTCCCCTCTTCCATGCGCACGCCGCCGATACCCATGCAGACGTACACGTAGGTCGAGAACCGCTTGTCCGGACGCACGGCGACCTCGGTCTGGATGTCCTTCGCGACGGCCATCTTCACGCCGCTCTTCGCGTAGGCCGGGTAGAGCTTGTCCGTGGTGTTCTCCGGCACGCGCTCTGTCCGCTTGAACGTGTAGCCGAGCAGGGTGTCCACGTCGCCGCCCACGAGAGCGCGCACCGTGTTGTAGTCCATGCTCGTGACCTGCGTGGTGTTGAGCAGGTCGGCCTCGCCCTTGGCCGTCACGACGAAGTAGAGCTCCTCGACGGAGACATCGACGTTCGCAGCCTTGAGCAGCCGCTTCGACTCGATCAGCTTCGGAACGGTCAGGCCGACCGCCGTGCCGCCGAAGTTGCTGGCGACCTTCTGGCCCGCCGGGAAGGTGTTGCTGGTGCCCCCCGCCTTGCCGCTGAACGCGGTGCCATACAGCACGCCGCTGGTGCCGGCCGCCGTGGTGTCGAACGTGATCGAGTTCTCACCGCTCGCGCCGCCGCCCAGGAGGACGTCGTCGTACGCACGCCCGAGCGCGTTGACCGCGTTCTGGGTGTACGGGCTCTGCGGGGAGATGAGCATCCGAACCTTGTCGAAGTTGTCGATCAGGTCGCCCCAGTCGAAGAACCGGAGCGTCACCCGACGCCGGTCGCTCGGGGTCGAGATCAGCGGCGAGTCGCCGTGGCGAGTCGTCACTTCCTGCGCGGCCACGGGGCCGATCTGCTCGAAGAACTGCTCCTCACCGACCATCGACTCCTCGGTGACGGTGCCGCGAAGGCGCGAGCCCTGCTGTTGCAGCAGGAGCGCGACGGTCGCGTTGAACTGCTTCACGAAATTTGTGTCGATTTGGAAGGAAATGGAAGTCTCTCCCTAACGTGCGCCCTGCCACGCGACGGGATAGTCGGTGAACAAAGCGGCTCGAATTTGCGCCCGCCGTCGCGGAGACATGAGCGTGTAGATCGTCATCACGAACCCGCGCGCACGCTCGCCACTGCAGGACCAGCGGCCGTACGTGCCTTCCTTCTGCGGGTACTGACGAACGGTTCCACCGAACAAGCTCTGCATCCGGTGAAGGAGCCAGAGATCCTTCTGCGTGACCGACGCCGTGGTTGTGCGGTTGCTCTTCGAGCGTCGAGGACATGTGCCCTCGCCCTCGAAAATTCCCGCAGCCCAAGCGATGTCGACAGGAGTGACCACTGAATCCCCCAAGTTGCGTCCACTTCGGCGGGTTGTGCTCAGGAGAGAGCGCCCTACCTGGCTGCTGACGCGAGCTTCACGCGCCGTCTTTCCGGCGTGTCGGCCGAGCCCTCGCGGGTTACTCGGCGGTGTTCTTCGACTGCCGACGCGAGCGACGACGAACGATGCGCGCGTGCATCTTCTTGCCGGCTCGGCCTCGACCAGGCCAGCAGCAGAGGCAGCGGATCTTCGTCTTCTCGCGCATTACGTCTCGGTCCAGCGCTTCTCGTCACCGAGCCGCTTGTGGGCGAACACCCGGCGGTCGGCGCGTTCGAGCGCCTCGTTGCGGAGCCGGCGGCCTAGAGCGTCGCGCTCTAGCTGCGGCGTGCTGCGGTAGTCGTTCTCGACCTGCGCGTAGCGCTCGTCAGCGCTCAGGCTCGATCGGAGCTCGCCAAGCTCGACGACGGCGTCGAGGGCAGCGTCGTACACGAAGCGGCGGATCATCAATACGAGCCAGTCGCCAGCGACTGGAACTTCTTCTTGCCGTACTTCTTGCGGCCGATGTAGGCCGCGAGCGCGCCCGGATCACGCGCGCCCTGCTTCGCGAGCTTGCCCTTGAGCGCGGCGAACCGCCCGCCCTGTCCGAGCGGGGCCTTGGCGTTTGGCTTCGCGGCCATGACTACGGCTTGCGGAGCATCGCGAGCACGCGCGCGATCACGGGCTCGACGTAGTGGCCGAAGCGGTACTGCAGATAGCCGCCGGCCACGATGGCGACGGCGTTGCTGGCGATCCAGCCGATCGCGATCATCACGTACTTCTCCATCGCGTTCCTCCTAGTTCTCGGTCTCGATCGAGAGCAGAACGATCTGGTTGACGTGCCGCGCGAAGTTCGTGTCGGGAGCACCGGACGAGTTCACGACGATCGTTGTGATCCCGCTGGAGAGGTCCGGCGAGTCGGGGAACCCGTCCACGAGCGCGCCGGCCGAGCCGGGTCCGAGGATCGGGGTGAGGGTGAAGCTGGTGCCGCCGATTGCGCTGACGCGGCAACGGGTCTTTGTGAGTGCGGCCATGTGAGTCTCCTTCGTTTACGCCGCGCCGTGCGCGAGCGGGATGAGTTCTCGAATCTTCTCGATGATCGCGGGGTCGCCCTTCTTCCATCCCGGATCCTGCATCAGCTTCTGGACCTCGGCCGCCGCATCGGCGCTCTTCATACCGAGGTTCTCGCCCTTGATCAGGCCGTCCTCCATCATCGGTTGGAAGACCTTGTAGGCGAACTGCATGAAGCGAACGTCATTGCCGAGGCCGCTCTCGTCGAGGAACGAAGCGAACTCGTCGCCGCCGAACTCACGCACACCGCGCTGGACGAGCGCCACGTTGCGATCGGTGAGCGAGCCCCAGACCTTCTTGACTTCGGCGTAGGCGGCCGAGGCGTCGCCCGCGTCCTTCTGAGCCTCCGCGTCGAGCCGGGCCTGCTCGGTCTGCGTGAAGCGGTCGAGCATCGCCATGACCTGCGGCTTCGTGAAGCCGGACTCACGAGCCCATCCGAGGAAGCTGCCGAGCGCCGCGTCGTCGAAGGACGAGCCCTCGGGCAGCTTGATGCTTGCGAGATCGAGACCGTAGCCGGAGGCGTCCTTCGGCACGCCGAGCTTCTCGCGGAACGCCGCGATCTCTTCCTTCGTCGCGTTCTCGCCGGGGACGCGGATCGCGCCGCCCGCGTGCTTCTCCAGGTTGATGTAGGACTCGGCGAGCGCGCTCGCGTCCTTGAACTTCGAGAGCGTTTTCTCGCCGCGAATCTTCTCGGGGAGGCTGTCTCTCCAGGATGCTTCGGGAGTCGTTGCGGTGCCGCCCGGTTGTCCCGTGGTGACGTCCGGGGCCATGGTTGTGGTCTCGCCTGCCATAGGTTAGGTTGTCTCCTTGAGGTAGGTCATCGCCCTGCTCGCCAAGCAGCTTTGTCGCGGCTCGGCGTCTATCCGATTTGCTCCGGCACGATCTCTTCTGGGTCGAGTAAATCCGGGTCCAAGAAACCAAGAATCATCAAATAGACTGATCTTTGGCCTTCGTGAAACGCGCTCGCGTCTGGCGCGCCGAGCACGAAGCTCTGACGACGGCCGTAGGTCTTGCGGAGATCGTCGAGCACCCTCGCGCCCGATTCACTAGTGAAGGTGTTGCGGTACGACTGCTTCAGCCGCTCGATGTACTGCTCGGGTGTGAGCTTCTCGGCCTTCATGCGTCGCGCCATCAGCCCGCACCTCCACCCGCGAGGACCGGCGAGGGCTGCGGGAGAATCGAGCCCGGCTGACCGGGCCGCTGCTGCGCCATCGCGGTCAAGAGCGGCGCGATGTTCTTGCCGGTCTCAGAGGCCTGGAGCGCGGCGTCCTGCTGGTTCTTCTGCTCGGTCGCTGCGGTGCGAGCTTGACGGATCGCGTCGCGCTCCTTCGGGTCGCGCAAGATGCGCGCCGGAAGTCCGTTCGACTCCGCGATCAGGACCGAGGCCTCGTCGAGGTCGAAGTTGTCCATGACGTCCGGCTTCGTCTGCACTAGCGGCAGGACAAGCTGGAACGTGCGCTGGACCGCGATCGACTCCTGTACGCGCTGCGCCTTCGCGAGCGGTCCCTCGTACTCGATATCGAGGACCTTGTGGTTCTGCTTGCACCAGGCTTCGAGCATCCGGTACGGCGAGTTCTTGTCGCTCGCGTTGAGCCGGATCCAGAACACGCGCTCGATGAACGGGTTCAGGTACTCGACGTTCATCCGACCCATCGTGGGGCCGAGGATCCGCTGCATGAGCTCGTAGCGGACCTGGACCTCGTACGCGGTCATCTGCGGTCCCTGCTGAAGCTGAAGCTGGTCCGCGTAGAAGATCCGGCGGATCTGGTCGCGCTTCTTCTCTTCCTCCATGTCCGCGATGTCGAGCCGGCCCCCGAGCTCGGAGAGCGGCGCGATCGCGTCCATGTCGCGCACGTACGTGATGCCGCCGTTGAACAAGCGGACCGCGCCGACGACGCCCTGGTGCCGGGCCTTGATCGGCGGGTCGACGACCTTCGCCCAGGCCTTGAGCTTTAGCTCGACCGCTTTGTTGAGGGTCTTGATGTCCGGAAGAGCGACGATGCCGGGACCCGTTCCCCACGTCTCGTCGCTATCCTTCGACCAGCGCGGCACCATGACCGGCAGTCGGTCGTAGCCGCTGTCCCGCACCACACACTGTCCCGACACATCGACCGTGACCGACGCGTACGGCATCTTCGTCGCGGGGAGCGGGCGCGAGCTTCCGATGCGGACGTCTGTGCGCGGGTAGATCGCATGGATGAACTCGTAGCGCTCGGCCGCGCGGTTCCCGTTGACCGCCGCCATGACCTGCTTGCCGCAGACGTCGTAGGCCTGGACCGCTGCGCGGGCCGAGAGCTTGAACTTGCGGAAGACCGTGTCGACTCGCCCTTCCTCGTTCTCATCGATGTTGAACTTCCCTGGCGAGAGCGCGGTGCAGACGATCGAGCCGGGCGGCGTCGTGAGCGACGGCGTGCGCTCGCCGACGAGCATCGCGGCCGTGCCGAAGACCGGGACGTCGAGGTACATCTCGTGCGACTCGCTCTGGAAGTTCGACTCCTCGATCGCGTCATACATGTCCTGCGCGCACCACTCCAACCACTTGTTGACCTGGTGATCGCGCGAAAGTTCGATCCCTCGGATCCGAAGCCCGAACCACATGAACGCGGACGACGTGAGCGCGCCCTGCATCGAGGCCGCAAGCAGGTTCTTCGCGTGCATCGCGGTCGAGTCCAGCATCTTCAGCGTGCGCTGTTGGCTCGGGTGCCGCGTGATCTGGATGTTCGAGCGCTCGGGGAACGTGAAGTCGGCGACCTCCTGCCAAAGCGGACGCCACATGCGGGTGTCCTGCTCCATGTCCTCCCACTTCTCCAGGATCGCGGAGGCGGCCTTCTGCGTGCCGAGGTACGAGACGGCGGCCATCGTCTAGCCGAGCGTCTTGTTCATCGTCGGGGCGGCGGTCGGCGCGGAGCCGAGCGTGCCCTCGGGCGAGGTCGCGAGCGTGCTGTTCATCGAGCCCTGCGCGCTGCGACGACGGTCGCGGCTCTTCGCTTCGGCGGCCGCGCTCTTGACCTGTTCGTCGGCGTTCGGGTCCGGCGGCGGCGTGACGGGACGAGGCTTCGGTGCGGAAGGACCACCCACGATTAGCTCCTGTTGTTGTAGAGAACGAAGTATGTGTACGCGCCGTCGGCGTGGAACTCTGTGAAGCCGGCACGGTGCGCGAGCGCTACGAGCTTCGTCGCGAGCGGATGTTCGCGATGGATCGGGACCGAGATATATCGATAGCCGCGCGACCAGGCCTCTGCGATGCCGGCTCGCAGCGTGCGCGCGAGGATCGTGCGGCGGTCGCCGAGCGAGACGACGTGTTCGAGGAAGAAGCCGTCGTCGTGCTCGTAACCGATCAGCAGGCCCTGCGGCCAGCCGTCCTCGATGTACGAGAAGACGATCCGGCCCTCGTCGGTACTATGGGTCGCCTGCTGCATCGCCCGGGCCTCCTCCGCTGTCGTCGCCCTCGCCCTCACCGCCGCCCTCGCCGCCAGGGCCTCCGCTCGGGCCGCCGCCGCCGTCACCGCCGCCGTTCTCTTGAGGAGGTGGCGCGCTCGGCGTCACCGTGCTCGCGACCTGCTGCTGCTGCTGGCCGAGGAACGGCACGCTGGCGACCGTCGGCTGCTCGACCTGCGCGACGAGGACCGAGAAGCTGCCGAGCGTCCCGCTCTTGCCGAGGACCGCAGGCGTCGTGAGCAGCGCCTTCGCGCCGAGCTTCGGCGGGTCGCCGAACTTATCGGCGGGCATCGAAGCGGCCCCAGTTCGTGTGCCGGCTCCAGTCGAGCAGGCCGCCCGAGGTCTGCTGCTCGGGCTCCGCGAAGAGATCGAAGTCGGTCTCGGCGCGCTCCTGGAGCTTCTGACCTCGGACGTTCGGTTCCTTGTACTGAGTCGCGACGGCCTTGTAGCGCGTCATGTCGGCCCAGTGGGAGGACCAGTCGTGGACCGGCTTGTCGAGGAACGTCATGCGGTCCTCGTCGAACTCCCGGCGGTAGGTCCGCATCGCCTCGATCCACTTCGCGCAGCGGGTCTCATCGACGTAGACGATCGGGAGCATCCGGCGCACGGCCGCGATCCCTTCCGCGACCCCGAGCTTCAGGCCCGGCTCGAAGTTCAGGCCGAGGCTCTGCGCGATCTGCAGGCGCGTGTTCCCGCTGCCCCACTCCTGGACCTTGACGTCCCACGGCGCGTCGTGCTGGCCGTAGATGTAGGGCTTCTCGTTCCGCAGCATCCGCCAGTAGCCGGCGATGCCCTCGGGGTTCCGGCTCTCGGCGTGGACGTCGATCAGGTGCAGGTACTGCTGCCCGGTCCGCGCGTCCTCGACGGTCTGCCAGAACCCGATCACGGTCTCGTCGTCGACCCCGAGGTCCCACGACGTGTCCACCAGGAGGTCGCGGTTGTACGGGAGCCTGAGGACCCGGCCCTCGCGCTCCATCCGCTCGATCGCATCGCCGAAGTACGATCCGTGGATCGCACCCTCGAACGAGCAGTAGTACTCCTGCTGGATCAGTTCCTCGGCGTAGCCCGCGTTCCGCTCGCGCTGAATCGTCTGCTGGTCGACGACCGGCTGCCCCTTGCGATCGCGTTCCTCGTCGCCGCCGTCGCGCACCGTCATCTCGACGGTCTTGAGCGACGAGTACCAGAAGCTCGGGTCCTTCTTGGCTTCGAGCCAGAGGTCGTAGCCCCAGTTCTTGCCGCGTGGCGTGTACGGGAAGACGGCCCACCCGCGGTTCTCCGCGAGGACCGGGCGCATCATCTGCCACGCGGCCGGCGTCTGGAGCGAGTACTCGGACCAGACCGTGCCGATCGGGTTCGTGCCGATCGCGCTCCGGTCGATCTCGTTCGCGCCGAGGATCTGGAAGAGCGAGTAGCCGCCGCCCTGGCACTTGAGCTTGACCGACATCTCGGTCTCGTTCGGCTCGCCGATCAGTAGCTCGGGCGGGAAGTGATCGAGGAACGGGCGGCGCGCCCCCTGTCCCTTCCAGAGGATCTTTCTTCCCTGCTTCAGCGTGGGGAAGAAGTAGTAGTACGACCCAGGCTTCTGCACCATCGCCTCGATCGTCCAGTTCAGGACGGTCTCGTCCTTGCCGGCGCGGCGATGCCAGACGAGCGCGGCCCGCTTGCAGCCGGCTCGCATCGCGTCGAGGAACTCCTGCTGGTAGGAGCGCGGCTTGAAGAAGCGCGGGACCCGGACGTTGACGACGGTCGGCATCAGTTCTTCGAGAGCGTCGTCTGCAGGTAGACGTGCTCGCCAGGGCGCTGCGCGACCGGGATCCTGTACAGGACCTCGAAGAACGGGTTCGCCCAGGAGCTCGGGCCGATATGCTGGCTACTCATCGGGCGGCTCCGGCATCACGAGGAGCGTGGCGAAGATCGCAATCGCGCCGACGATGCAGCCGACCGCGAACGCGAACCCGCAGCCGTCCACTAGCTCTTGCGTCGGTTGTTGAGGACGAACCAGGCGACGCCCGCTCCGACGAAGGCGAGCGCGACGATGCCGGCGTAGATGTACGCGATCACGAGCGGCTCACGCCGTCGCGGGCCGTAATACTGGTAGTCGAGTCCAGCCACGGGGCCTCCGTGCTGCGGCAGTAGCTGCCGGCGCGGCGGATCACGTTGAGCGCTCGCTCGTTGAAGCTGCCGTGCGACGCCGACCGGTGACGGCCGGATGCCTCGTAGGCCCAGGCGTGCAGGTCCAGGACGTCGTCGATCGTGAGGCCGGCGGCGCAGCCGAGGCGCGCCCCGCGCACGTCGGCGTCCCACTCGCGCTCGACAGACTCAAGCTCGTGGATGATCCCGGTGACGTCCTGCTGCCAGTGCCCGATCTCGTGGTAAAGGATCACCAGCATCCAGCGGTCCGGGAAGCCGGCCGGCTGCCAGAGGGCGATCGCGTGCAGGGCGGGCGAGTACATGCCGTTCGGCTCGTCGACCTCGAACACG